AATTGCTGATAACACAGGTAAGCTGGTTGATGAGACGAAAAAACGCATTGGCCCCGGCGATATTGTCTTTAAGAACCTGCCCCGCGCACTTGCTGTTCGTGGGGAGTGGCAGGAGCGGAAGATTGCGCAGGTCAGTAAGCCCCCCGCAATTAATATCACACCCGTGGTCCCGGCTCCGCTGCCTCCGGCGCTGGTCCCTGTTGTTGCGGCCAGCTCCCGCCCGGTGGCGGAGGCCATACGATCTCCAGTGGCATCAGTTCATGTAACTTCCCGTAACCGGGAGCCTGTTGCCTCCGGATTTGGTGGTGAAATTCATGTTCATCTGCATAACGTTGTTACGCAGAATCCCCGCGAACTGGCGAAACTGGTCGGTGAAATGGTCAGGGCAGAAATGGAACGGCGCGCCCGTGCCGGGCGTGGCAGTTTTTACGATAAAGATTGAGGAGTCATGGCCATGATGATGATCTACGGCATGTTTGTTTTTGAGCTGCGCACGTTGCCGCATCAGCAGTTACAGCAAAACAAAAGCTGGCGGCATGTGAAAAATGAGCGCGTAAACCGCTCAGCAAGCTGGCAGTATATCGGTGCAGGTGATGATCGCATCGTGCTTTCTGGCGTGCTTTATCCTGAAATTACAGGTGGCGAAGTGTCGCTTTCGTTGCTGACCACGCAGGCATATACAGGACGCCCCTGGCCTCTGATTGATGGTGTCGGGCAGATTTACGGCATGTATGTACTGACTGAAACGAATACGACCCGTTCCGAGTTTGATCGCTACGGTAAGGCGAAAAAGATAGAATTTTCACTGACTCTTGAACGCTGTGATGAGGATTTGCGGGAGCGCCTGCAATCCTCATCGTTCAGTGATATGCTGTCCGGCTTCAAAGATAAGGTCACATCATCCCTCAACAGCGCGGCCAGCTCCGTTAAAGGGCTGTTTTGATTAACGCAAAACCGCTAATGGTCAGATTAGCGGTTTTCATTTTCCTGAGTCTGCCTGGTTGTTTCTTCAGCCTGTATATCGCCTACAGGGTGATAACGATAAATCGTCGATATGCCGATGTCGTAAATGATCGCCAGTTGTTTCCTGTCATGACCGTTTTTAATCAGCCTCGCTATTTGCTCGTGTTGTTCTTTTGTCAACTTCGGGCGACGTCCGCCAATGCGTCCTTGTGCGCGTGCTGCTGCCAGCCCGGCCAGTGTACGTTCTACAATTAATTCACGTTCCATTTCGGCTAAAGCCCCCATGACGTGAAAAAAGAAACGCCCCATGGGTGTTGACGTGTCAATGCTGTCCGTCAGACTACGGAAATTAACACCTTTTTCCCGCAATTCCTCAATAAGCGTGATCAGGTGTTTCATACTTCTGCCCAGTCTGTCCAGCTTCCAGACAACCAGCGTATCTCCTTCTGATAGCGTTCTGAGCAGTTTTTTCAATCCCGGTCTGGTTGATTTCGTTCCGCTGATTTTATCTTCAAAAATCAGTTCACATCCTGCGCAGTTCAGTGCATTGCGTTGTAAATCCGTGTTCTGGTCGTTTGTTGACACACGAATATAGCCAATTTGCATAAAAAACATCCTCTTTGTTTCGTGAAAAATACAGAGTTGGTATAGGTAGGGATAAAAACGAAAACGTTGGTTTAGGAGAAGGCTCGGCGCTACCCGTTGGTGTGCCTGTTCCGTGGCCCACCGCCACACCGCCAGCAGGCTGGTTAAAGTGCGACGGGCGCGCCTTTACAAAAGAACAATATCCTGTTCTGGCCAGAGTCTACTCGACCCTCCGTCTTCCCGATTTGCGCGGTGAGTTTATCCGTGGATGGGACGACGGGCGCAAAGTTGATACAGGACGTAAGTTGCTGTCCGCACAAGGGGCAACGCTGTTAAGAACAGCAATGCTGGATTATTATAACCAGGACACTACGGGAACCTCGGGGATAGTCGGCATGGGATTCAACAATGAAGATTCCATTACAGACCTTCGTGAGGGCAGCTTTAAAATGCCGGACGGGACAACATTCAGCGATCCTGTCATGGCAATGTCAGACAATGGTATGCAGGCTACTATTCTGACCTCTATCAGAAGCGGGTATGCGAAGGGTATCACTGTCAGACCCCGTAGCATTGCACTTAATTACATTGTGAGGGCAGTTTAATGAGTAACACTGCAGTTCTGGATGAAAACGGTATCGCCACTGTAGCGGGCGATATCACTGTATATCACTATGACGAGGAAACCCGGGAATACACCTCATCCTCTGTGGAGTATCTCGCCCTTGGGGTGGGTACTCCGGCACATTCGTGCGCCGATGCACCGCCGGAGGCAATTTCGGGTTACGTGGTTTGCCGGACTGCCACGCTGAACGGGTGGGAGCATGTGCCTGATCACCGCGGCGAGACGGTATACAGCACGGAGAACGGTAACCCTGTTCTGATTACCCAACCGGGTGATTACCCGGCGGACACCACCACAAAACAGCCAGCCACGCCATGGGATACCTGGAACGGTGAGGCGTGGGTAACCGATACTGAACGGCAGCGAGCCGCAGAACTGGAGGTTGCCAGACAGCAACGCCAGCAACGGGTGAAACAGGCGATGGCGTCAGTCGATCTTATCAACCTCAAACTGCGTGCTGGTCGCAGTCTGACACCAGAAGAAACGGCAAAACTGAACGCCGTGCTGGATTATATCGACGAGCTGAACGCACTGGATATCAGCACGGCACCTGAAATCAGCTGGCCGGAAGCGCCACTGGCACTTGCCAGTTGAACGGTATCACGCCGCCCTCACGATATAGTTAAACGCGATATTGCGGGGGCGGGTTATGTTAAAGAATGCTCCGTTTAATTCGGCTTTTGCGCGACTGTTTGTTCCACCCAGAATTACGTACCACAAATAATCGCTACGGTAATTCCCCGCAAACACCTTATCGCCGCCATAGTCAATATTATTTCCGTTACTCATGTACGAGATATCAAGCGAAGAATCGTTATCGTCATGACCGCCGACCAGTGTACCTTTCTGCCATGAAAGCAACTTACGCCCCTCGTCAATCTTGCGCCCGTCGTCCCATCCACGGATAAACTCACCGCGCAAATCGGGAAGACGGAGGGTCGGGTAGACTCTGGCCAGAACAGGATATTGTTCTTTGGTGAACGTAGCTCCGTTGCACTGTAACCAGCCTGCTGGCGGTGTGGCAGTGGGCCACGGAACAGGTACACCAACGGGCAGCGCCGAGCCTTCCCCCAAACCAACGTTTTTATGCGGCCCTTACGATGTAATTAAACGCAACATTGCGGGGGCGCATTGATATCCATGCCCCGGTAAAATTATCCTCCGCTGTCCTTTGAGTACCCATTATGGAGTTATCTGCTGATGCAGGAACATAATCGCTATTATTTCCTGCTTTAGGATTAGCTGGGTTTCCAACGGTTATAACAGAATCAGCAGTAGCAAAAGCGATACCTACTTTGACATTAGTATTCAGATCGTAACCGTAATAATCCTGCAAAGCTGTACGAATAAATGTTGCAGCCTGACCACTTAGCAATGAACGCCTCGTATCAACTTTGCGCCCGTCGTCCCATCCACGGATAAACTCACCGCGTAAATCAGGAAGACGGAGGGTCGGGTAGGCTCTGGCCAGAACAGGATATTGTTCTTTTGTAAAGGCGCGCCCGTCGCACTTTAACCAGCCTGCTGGCGGTGTGGCGGTGGGCCATGGAACCGGTACACCAACAGGCAATGCAGAGCCTTCCCCCAAACCAAGGTAATTGAGGACATCTTTTATACTGCCCTTAGCGATAATAGCGCGACCAATAGCTGTAAGGGTTGCCAGCGCTGCGCGGTCTGCTCCGGTAAAATAAGGCAACCGATCTGCTGCAGTGGCAAGTCCTGCCAGAGCAGTGAGCGTGGCATCTGCCGGTTGTTTTCCGTTTGCCAGATCGTATGCAGCCTTAACCGCTTTCGGTGTGGCGGCCAGCGTTTCAGAGGTGCTGTTGGTGGCGCTACTGAGTTGAACAAGGCCTTTTCGTGCCGTAGTCGCATCCTGAGCGGTATATTTCCCGTTAGCCAGGTCATATGCAGCCTTAACCGCTTTCGGTGTTGCGGCCAGCGTTTCAGAGGTGCTGTTGGTGGCGCTGCTAAGTTGAACAAAGCCTTTTGCGGTCAGCGAGGCGTCCGGGTGACGTCGTGACTGCTCGTGCTCTGATATTTTATCATCCACATATTTGCGGGTTGCCAGAACCACAGACGGGTCGATTTTCAGCGTGATGGCTTCGGTGTTCGTGACAACCAGAATCATGCGGATAGTCTGGGTGCGTCCACTGCCTTCCTGCAACTGCGGTTTGTACGTTTCCGGGCAGTTTGCCACCGCAATGAGTACACCTTTATCATCATAAAGACCAATCTCACGGATCCAGAATCCTCCCTCGCTTTCAGGGATGATTTGCTCCGCAATAATCTGGCTCTGATTGTTAGGGTCAACACTCAGAAGATTCAGCGGTGCAATGCGTTTCTGGTTAATCAGTTTTGTTTGTGCAGGGTCTGGTGTTGGTAACACACCATTTGCATCACCAACGGCCATTCGCGTCAGATTCAGCTTACTGCCGAGCATCGTCGCGTTAGCCAGTCGTGCCGCGCCCTGATTAGTCAGAATGGCGTAGTATTTCACTGTCATGCGTTTACTCTCAGATTATCAATTAAATGAATGGCCGGGGCAGGGAAATA